AAGCAAGCCTCTATATTTCTTAGTAGAATTAGCATTAATAACAAATTCACCATTAGATAATTTTGCTAGAATACTATCACTTGTACCAGTACCAGCGCCTTTAATGTGGCCACCATTGGCTTTCTTTTGTGGTGCTCCATTAGGAAATAGCAAAGGATCATTTGGAGTAAAGGTAAATGGGTTTTTAGTATTCTTAATTCTAGCTACTAATGCGTCCCATCCACTTCCAATATCAGCCCAAGTAGATTTAAACCATCCACGAATTTTTCCACCAATACTGTCTTCATCCGCACCCCAGAATATATAATAAATTAAACTTCCAGCTGCAGCTAAACCTAATGCAACTAAAACTGCAGGAGCAGAAATTACAGTAACTAGGAATGCTATTAATCCTTTAACTGCTCCTATGATACCTGCAGTACTAAAGCCAGCACCTAAGGCAATTGATAAAGCTAATCCAGCAGCAATCAATTGTGTTCTTAATGCGGCAATTAAAAGTGCTCCAATTTTAATACCTAGCCATCCACTAACGAATGCTGTTGCAGAAGCTGCTCCTAATGTCAAAAATAATCTTTCAAAAGGATCTGTTAGTCCTAAAAAGTCAGCTGCTTTTTGTCCAAGAATTCCACCTAAAATACCACCTGCTATTAGGAATCCAGCAGTACTTGCTGCTTTAAATAGCCCACCACCTAGTAGCAATGTTTCTAAATAAACAATTAACTTACCTGCTATATTATTTAATATTACTCCAGCAAATATAGAAGTGCCAATCATAACACCAATTTGTGTAAATGTATCTTCAATACCAAATTGTTTATTAATTTTATTAGCTGCCCATTCACTAAACACTAAGCCTAATGCAGTTGAACCAACTCCTACAAAACCTTTAATAATATTACTATTTAAACTTTTAGTAGCCTCTAGTATTGTGGCAGAACCAGAGGTCATTCCTTTTGGTCCAAAGATAGCTTGTTCTAAAAAGGAAGGCTCATTCCCTTTTGATATACTCTTACTACCATCTGGATTTAAAATTTCTTTACTAATTTCTTTACCAGTCATTAAAGGCCTAATAATATTTTCATATATTAGTTTAGATACCTTACCAATATTACCAGTAAGAATTGCAGTGGCACCAGTTCCAAATAATAAACCTGCTATTAAACCCTTACCATTAGATGCTCCACTAAATCCTGCACCTTGAAGAAGCCCTTTACCAAATTCGCCAATTAAATTACCTAATGTTTTAAGTAAATCTGTAACCCCTTTTTCAGAATCGGTAAATAAAATATCTTTAATAATTTTACCAAGAGATATACCTAACTCTCTAGCTGCAGTCTTGAGACCTTCTCCACCTAATGCATCTTGCCCTTTAATAGCTAATTTAATAGCTAAACCAGCAGCAAGCAAAGCTCTTACTCTGGTATTAAATACTGCAATTAAACCAACAACAATCGCTCCAGCTACAGATCTTCCAAAATTCTTTATATTCTCCATTGTAATAGAATCTAATGATTTTGCAGCTAAGTCACCAAAGCCTTTAAAGAATCCTGCTACTGAATTAAGTAGTTGTTTAATACTGTCCACAAATTTAGATAAGTCTAATGATTGTGATATCTGTGAAAGATTAATATTACCTAATAGATTGCCTTTAGAAATTCCAGAGAATGCATCAATAATCTTTTTAACAATACCTTGTTGTTTTGATTCATCATAAGTAAGTTCTATATTAAGTTTTAAATCAGAGAGTACGCCACCTACTGCTTTAAACAAACTAAGAACATATTTCTTAAATGGTTCAAATACCTTTGTTACACTTGGTAATAAGGTTTTAGCCCAAGCTACAACACCTTCAATAAGATCAGGCCATGTAGAATTACCTACAACTTCATCCCAGATAGAATAGAATACATGTTTAACAAATTTGCCAAAGTCACTAATAGTTTTAATTACGCTATCTAGTGATGGAATATAACTTGCTAAATCTAAAGTAGGTACTTTAAAGGTTAAGGCAGCCACACCATTTCTTAATGTTTTAAATGCGTCTAGTGTAGAATCAAAAATACCATTGAATGTTATGGAAAGTAAATTAGCTTTAAACTTTGCGTACAGTAAATATATACCATCAAAAGTATCTTTAAAATAGTCAAATAAATCATCTAAATATAATCTTGCTTCAAATACAGTAATACCAATATCATCGGCAAAACTATTTAATGAATCAGCAATCTTTAAAATAATTTTAGTTAATTTTTCACTACCACCAGTAGCTCTAGAAAATTCTCCAAGTACTCTCTTTATAGACTCATTTAATTGAGTAGTTGCAGATTCAAATGTTGGTGCTAATGTAGCAAATTCACCATTAATCTTTTCTGTTTGACTTAATAAAGCCTTAAATACTTTTTCTGAAGTTAATTTACCAGCCTCAGCAAGTGCTCGTAATTCACCTACAGAATAACCAAGACCCTCAGCAATAGCTTGAGCTAGTCTAGGTGTTTGTTCTAGTACAGAGTTTAATTCTTCTCCTCTTAATTGACCAGAGGCTAAACCCTGTCCTAATTGGAAAATAGCTGCCTCTGCGGATGCAGCCGTTGTGCCTGATACGGCAATAGCCTTCTGAACTGTTTCAGTAGCGGCTAATAATTTTCTATTTGATATACCACTACCAGAAAGTGATCTACCAAATTTAGTAAATACTTCTGTAGCAGATGCTGTAGTCCCTCTTGCTCTAACTGAGATTGCTATTAGTTCCTTTTGAACTGCAATCAAATCTTTTGTGCGACCAGTAACTAACCCAATGCTGTTCTCTAGATTAATTAGAGAATCACTAGCTTTGTTAAGGGCAGTAAAAGCAGTTAATCCAGCAAATACAGCAGTAACACTTTTAGCTAATGAAGCTAAAGTATTAGATGCCTTCTCTGTTGTAACAGCTATATTATTGACTGACTTGTTTAAGTTATTTAAATCTTTTTGTGCTTGTGTAGAGTCGGAGGTGACTTTAAATCCAAATTCTGACATAAAGTCTCCTTAAAAAATAGCCCTTAATGTAGCTTAAAATAAAGCAGCATCAAGGGCTAGGGTGTTATAATCTTATTGGTTTATAACCTTGGGAAATTAGCGTCTTCTCAATAAAGAAAGAAGGAGCTTGTTTAGAGGATCCTTTATTTAAATAAATAATATAAGGAGCATCATTAGTTACAGTATAAAATTTATCTGTAAATCCAACTAAAAACTTATTTGAAAACTTAAAACTAATTTTAAATTTAGTTTCTTCAGTATAATCCCATCTGCTTCTTGCATAACCAGTATCAATTGGGGTTGCCATTGTAAGTGTCATTTTTAAATGTTCTAATTCTTTATTAAAAAATTTATTTGATTCTTTTTCAATTTTAGTATTTAAATCTTTAGAAAGTTCTTTTACACCACCAAGTTTAAATTTAATCATCTGAGGGCATCCAATCTATATTATTTCTAGAAGCAGTTTCTTTTAACCTATTTAGCAATCCAGATTTAACTAAGGAGTCTGCTAATGTTGAAGGTTGTGCATATCGTTTTAGGTCAGCAAGAGATGAAAATAAAGCTTCAGGTTTTTGTTTTACACCTTGAGCTTGTAGTAACATAGCTGTTCTATTATCTTCTCTCCAACCATAAGGCCGTTGTTTAAAATATTTACACCATCCAGTGAATTCTTCATAGGACATTTCTTCTTCTATTTCATAAACACTCTTACCTAAATTATGCGCTATCTCAAATATTAGTAACTCCGAGTCAGTTAGTTTCCCGTTGCTGTACCTTTATCCATACCTGAGAATTTAATAATTTCATTTGATAAGTTTGCTAACTCATCAATAGGGAACGAAGATAAATCTTCATCCGTTAAATCTTCTGCACCTTCGACCGCTTGTCGAATTACAGTCCGTAGAAGAACAAGTTCATCTCCTGCGGCAGCATCGTTATAAGCTTCTTGTAACTTCATAACTTCAGTGACTGATAGCTTTTTAATAACTACCTCATCACCTACAAATTTAACTTTTTTTGTTAACTTTTTACCAACTAAATGTTTCATACTTCACCTTTACTATCACTGAATAAATGTTTATTGTTTTCTTGGAAATCATCTAGTACTTTACGTACTGTATGAAGTACAGATAATGTTTCCATTATATCTCGTCCAATATCACTGTCTTTATCGAAATCTTGAAATCTTTCAAATGATTTACGAATACTAATATCAACACTACGTCTCATATGACGAAAAGTAGTTTTCATAACAAATGATTTACTGAATGGTGGTTTATCTTCTTTATTATCAACCATAATTATCTTTCTAATAATACTTATTAATACCTAGGGGAGCACCGAAGATCTCTCTTTAGTGTCCCCTGGTAAAGGG